GAGACGGCCTATCAAGCGGCTATGGCGACGTACTCAAAAGACTTGGTAAGGCACGAGATTAAGGAAAGTCAATTTCAAGCAAACGAAAGAGCAAATAAAAAAGCTCAAGAAGATGCTAGAATGACTCACCAAAATCGAATTGAGAGCTTTATGACGGAAAATGAAGGCTATCAGCAAGTTCTGCAAGAGATTGTGGAATCCGAAGAGGATATTGAATATCCACCTGCGGTTGCTCAAGCCATTGAATTATCCGAACGTGGACCTGAGTTGGATTACTTAATCCTCAAGAACCGCGATACTGTTTTAACGAAACTACAAGGACTTCAACCATTCCAGCAGCTCATTGAGCTAGGAAGGCTAGAGGCCCAACTCGATTCCAAGAAGCTAGTCGCTAAACAAAAACCAACATCTAAAGCGCCAACACCTATTAAATCTAGTACAAGTGGATCACGGAATACTTCCAGTGACGTACTAAAACAGATAGATCCGCACTTTAAGATTTACTAATACTACTAATGGCTAATAACCTATCAAAAAATACAGTAGCGAACATTCTTCGCAAGTTCCTAGCACCTTGGCAGAATGACATCGTTACCCTCAACACGGTTAACAAAACTATAATCCCCAAGGGATCTGTTAACCCTCGCTCAGGCTCTACCGTTCAGGTAAAGCGTCCTCACCAGTGGAAGACAGAACGCACATCGGATGGTGACATCTCAGGTGGTACTCGTTCTGACATCATCGCGGCAACCGCAACTGCTAATGTTCAGGATTATTTCACTGAGCACGTAGAGTGGGGTCAGCTCGAAGAAGCAATCCAACTGGATCAGCTCGACGAAATCCTCAACCCAATCCGTCAGAAGATCATCACGGATATGGAAGTTGATTTCAACAAGTTCATCAAGAACAATGGATCTCAATTTTTGGGTACTGTTGACACCGCTGTTGACTCTTGGGGCGATGTTGCTCAAGTTAACTCTTTTTGTGCCGCTCTTGGCTTCCCTGTTGGAGACATTTATGCGCAAATGGGACCATACGCTATCCAGGATTTGGCAGATGCCCAAACTGGATTGGCTGCTAATGGCGACGTAAAGAGTGCTTGGGAAAAAAGTATTATTCCTCGCAACTTCGGTGGCGTTCAGGCATATGTTTCAAACTCTCTCCCAACTCACGCAGTTGGTACTTGGGATGCTGGGCTACAGCTTAATGCCGCTCCTACGCAGACTTATGTTGCTGCCAAGGATACATACCAAACGACTATGGTTCTTAAGGGCGGAAACGCTTCTGTAACTGGATTCGTAAAGCAAGGTGACATCGTTCAGGTTGAAGCTCGCTATTGGAACCAAATGCAAACTAAGGCAGTTGCCGCTGGCCGAGCTGGTGCTGGAATCGCCTACACGGGTGTTGTCAGTGCTGATGCAAATTCAACTGCTGGTGGTCTTATCAGTGTTATTCTTAACGGTCCTGCTATCTCCGATGGAGTTAACTACGACACGATTGCTTCTGCAATGAACACGAATGACAATGTGAATATCCTCAGTGGTACATCTGCTGGAACAACCGTTCCTAACTTGTTCTACCATCGTGATGCCTTTGGCTTCCTTACGGTTGACCTTCCTAAGTTGCACTCGATTGATTCGCAGGTTGCTAACTTCATGGGAATGTCTATCCGCATCCACAAGTATGCTGATGGTGACGCAAATAAGCAAATCTGCCGTTTCGACGTGCTTCCTGCTTACGCATCCTACAACCCACTATTAGCTGGTCGTTTCTACGGAGCGTAGATAGCCCTATAATATTATGGCTATCCTAAAAACTAGGCTAAAAAGTCCAGCAGCAGCAGCTACGGTTGTTCCCGTTGTTACGACGTGGACGACAAATGAGCCAACTGCTTCAGCGGCACAGACTATAGCAAATGGAACGGTTCCTACCGTTGCAGAGCTAGGTCAGTATGTTGCTAACACCGATGTAGTAATCGCGGCACTTGTTGCTGATATTGCTGATCTTCGTTCAAAGTTAGACGAGTAAAATTAATCGGAGGGGGTTCTTCGGAGCCCTCTCCATTTTATCCACAATGGCAAAGACAATTCAGCAAGTTTTAGATAGGGCTTATTTCCTAGCGGGAATAAAGCAAGAGGGAATAGATCTACACGATTCGGAATACGAATCAGGTATAGATCACTATAACGTGCTTGTGGCCAAAGACTGGGCGGATGGATTGAATTATCCGTGGGCAGAAGTCTCGAATGTCACAGATAGCACAAACCTAAAAACGTGGTCTGTAGACTACATACAGTGTACCCTAGCATTGCGTTTGTGCGCAGAATTTAACAAGAACATTCCTCAATCGCTCCCTAGTATGCAAGACAGTGCATTAAGGGCCGTTGAGAAGCAATGTGTAAACATTCCAGCTCCTTATTATTCATCCATATTGCCAACTGGCGGTGGAGAGAATAGTTTTTGGAGTCGTTCAAAATACTTCGGAAGACAAAACGAAGACGATTTATCAGATGGAAATAGTTCCAAGCTAAGAGACGAAGAAGCAAACGTACTCGAAGATCAAACAGAAGTAAGAAGCATATTAGAGGATTTATAAAATGGCCAAAGAAAATAATCTATCCATATCAACCACAATGAGCACCGTTAGCGATTGGGTTCGCGTAATAAAAGACGGTATTTCAACTAGAATCTCACCAGCGAATTTCGCTACTGTGATCGAAAGTTCTTTGGCATCTTCGGTTAATAAAGACATTGTTCGAGAGATTAGTTCTGGACAAAGCTTTCTTAGTACCGACAATACGCTGTTGGTTGACTGTACTGGCGGTAATGTAACCGTTCAATTGCCAAATCCATCGACTGTTTGGGACGCGACAAATTCTAAAAGTGTCGTCATGCGGATTGTTCAAAAGATTAGCAACTCTAATAGCGTTACAATTTCACAATATAATTCAGAAAATATCTATGTTAATGGAGCGGCTGATACTACAATTACGCTTACTAGTGGCAGTTCTGCTACGATTGAAACAAACGGTACGGACTTTATTGTTGTTGGATCGTAATATGCGAACTGTTTTTCCAATTTATGATGGAGCACATCAGTCGGTTGATAAGGCCGTTCTTGATTCCGAGTGCGTTAACCTCCAAGCCTATAGTCCCATTGCAACGGGTGCGGCTTCGAGGACATCGCTTGTTCCTACTCCTGGATTGACTACATTCCTTACTGGCAGCATAAACCCCTTTGTTGGTTACGTTTTCAAAAACGAGCTATATGTTATTGTTCGTGGCTTCCCAAATGACAATCTGTACAAAATAGATGAAAATGGGGCCGAAACATTGATTGGCTCATTGGGGTCTTCTGTCAGAACATCTAGAAACTTTCCTCAGTTTGCCTCCAATGGAGAGCTTCTTTATATTTTGTTCCCAGAGGACAGTGGGTATTTTTATGATCCAGATACTGGATTGTCTCAAAACGTAGATGTAGTTTATCAAGGTTACGAAGCCGAAGATACTGGAGTTATTAGCGTTACTTCTGGCGATGGCTATTTCATCTTTTGTACAACCAAAACGGTATTTAAGTCTGGATTGGTTACCGATGTTGATAAAGGCAAGAGCTTTGATGCCTTAGACTTCGCTAGTGCCGAATACTCTGATGATGACAATGTTCGGGTTGCTTGGCTCAAAGGAGAACTAAGAATATTTGGTTCGGCCACTATGGAAACTTGGGCAAATGTTGGTGGAACAGACTTCCCGTTTCAAAGAATCGATGGAGCCACAATTGAAAAAGGATTAAAGTACCCAAATACCCTACAAGAAGTTGACAATTCGTTTGTTTGGGTAGGGTCTGGAAAGAATGAAAGCCTAGCCGTTTGGAGAGCAACTGGCGGTGGTGGAACCCAAAAGCTTTCTAATGAGTACGTTGATGCTTTGTTAATAAATACGACATTAGATGCAGGTGATGCTTATGATTCTCAAGGATTTGCTTATTCATACGATGGGAATACTGTTTATGGATTTAGTATAGCCATTCAGGATTCGGTATTTACGCAATCTGATGCAACACTTTGTACTGACTTGAGCGAAGGTGCTAGGGTTGGTCGAATGAGTTGGAGGCAAAATTATACAGCAGATAGCCAAAATCCATCACTAAAGATAATTCCGTATTCTGCGTGGAGTGTTGGTAACTGCGTAATTTGTTATAATCGTGTTATTTTTAATGGTAAATACGAACTAGATTCTTCTGTGTTTTCCGAAAAAGATGCAAAGGTTTTTCGAAGATTTACTAGTAGTTATTTACAAGCAGAGGGTGACGATGTTTATGTTTCTCGCGTTGAGCTAAGAATGAAAAATGCCGTTGGTGAAGCCACTGCATCAGACGATATAGACCGAAATCCAACTGTACTTATGGAAGTCTCTGATGACCAAGGACGTACGTGGAAAGACTTTGGCTCTAGAAATATTGGTAGAGCAGTTAACACAAGAACCCAAGTAGTGTGGAATCGTGGATGTGGCAGATCACCGAATTACAGGCTTTTTAGATTCACAACAAATAACTCAGTTGAGATGGTCTTCTTAGATTTGGTCTTAGATATAGAAAGGGCTAGTCATTAATGTCAGTTGTAGCACCAAATAGATCTTTTCCATTTACCGACAAGGATGGCTATGCCGACGGGGAACGTGTTCGTCGTTGGATTGAAGAAATAACCAGAATAGTAAATGGTGCTGTATTGGATTTATCTGCATTAAAGCCATCTTATAATGTTATAACAACTTTAAATTCTCCCTATGCGGCAGTTGATAACGAGTACATTCTGTGCACAATGGACGGCAATATAACAATAACGCTTCCCGCGAGTGGAAGAATACACGTTAGCCGAAGTGGGGCGTCAAACACTCTTACTTTAACTGGAACTGTGAACGGAGCGACAAATCCAACATTGTCAGGCGATGGTAGTAGTGTGTCTTTGGCATACATTGGTACGGAATTTAGATACGTATGATTTCAGAATTAAAAGAAAAACCCAAAGATATTGTTGAACATCAATCAGAAGGTGAGCAATTCAGTGTTAATACATTGGCTAAAATATCTTTAGATCTTGTTTTGTCTTCTGATGTTCGTCTATGGGAGCTTCTTTCGTCGATTTCTAAGCCAACAGAT